TAGGGGGGGGTAGCCAACCCCGTTTTTGACGGTCCTGAGGTACCCGCCGCACCTCAGCAAAATGCGCACGACCCTTTCACCCCCGAAATTGACGCAAAAACGCCGGTCGACCGCCCGCGTTCGGGTGTCGCGGTACGTCGCGGGCATCCGGTCCGGCAAGGTTCCGGCCGGTCGGTGGATCCGGTTGGCGGCCGATCGGTGGGCGGCGGACCTCGAGCGGCCCGACCTGGTCATGGACTGGAAGCAGGTCGAGCGGGTGGCCGAGTTCTGTCGCGGGTGTGGCCTGGTGGGTGACGACCACGACCAGGACTACGAGCTGCTCGACTGGCAGCTGTGGGTGGTGGCCGGGCTGTACGGCTGGAAGCGGCGTGACACCGGCGCCCGCCGCACCAAGTTCGCCCTGGTGCAGGTCGGTCGCGGTGCCGGCAAGACGACGTTCATGGCCGCGGTCGCCCTGTTCGACCTGACGACGGGGCCGGGCCGGCGGGTGGACATCATCGCCAACAAGCGGGACCAGGCGACCACGCTGCTGAACACGGCCAAGACGATGGCCCGCCGGGTGGCTGGGGACCTCGAGCCGAGGCAGTACACGGTCGAGCGGAAGGAGCAGGACTGCCGGCTGCAGGCGTTGACCTCAAGCGAGAAGAGCCTCGACGGCCTGAACCCCAGCCTGTGGATCGGCGACGAGGCCCACGAATGGCGGGGCCGTTTCGCCACGAAGCTGACAACCACGGCGGCCAAGCGGAAGGAAACGCTGGGCGTGGTCATCTCGACGCCCGGCAGCAACCCCGACAACTGGTACGCCGACGAGGTCAAGACCGGGCAGGCGGTGCTCGAGGGCGGCCTCAAGCTCGACGCCAACCAGTACTGGTTGTGGGGCGTCGACGAGGCGGACGAGCTGGCCGACGAGAAGGTGTGGCCGAAGGCCAACCCGGGCTTGCCCGTGCAGCCGACCCTGCAAGGCATCCGCGACCTGTGGGCGGCGCACAGCGTCTCGAAGGTCAAGCAGAACGAGTTCGCCCGCTACCAGCTGTGCCGCCCGCAGTACGGCACCGGGGCCTGGCTGAACATGGACTACTGGTCGGCCGACGCGGTCGAGCTCGAGGCCCTACGCGGGCGGCCGGCGTGGCTCGGTCTTGACCTGTCGAAGAGCTTCGACATGACCGCCCTGGTGGCCTGCGTGCCCCTCATGGACGGCCGGTTGGCCATCGTCGGCAAGTACTGGTGGCCGAAGGACAGCGCCCGCGACCGCGAGGTGGAGTACGCCATGCCCTTGCGGCGGTGGGAATCGGAGGGCCGGATCTGCCTGACGCCGGGCCGCGAGGTCGACTACCAGGCGATCCGCGACCAGGTCGCGGCGTGGCGGGCGCTGTTCGACGTCCGCAAGGTGGCGTTCGACAAGTGGGGCTCGACGTACCTCGCGCAGTGTTTAGTCCATCAAGATGCGGTGCCGCTTGTCGAGTACCCGATGACGATCTCGACGCTGGGGCCGGCGTGCCAGGTGTTCCAGAACTACTGGGTGTCGAAGCGCATGGTGTTCCAAGCGGACGAAATATTTAGGAGAGCATGCGCCGACGTCGACGTGTGGCACGACAACAACGGGAACCTGCGGCCGGTAAAATCTGGCCGGAAATGCATTGACCCCTTGATGGCGGGGCTGATGGCCGTACACTCGTACTCGCTCGAGGCAGGTCGTCCGCCATCGGTGTACGAGGCCTCGGGCATTCAGTAGCTTCCGTGGGGGCGGCTACATCCTGTGTCCGGGGGCGCGATGCTCAATTGGCTTCGCGGTACGTTGCAGCGCAGATCGGCACCGAGCGTCTCGACGTTCGGATGGTGGCCCATCTCGTCCGCAGCGGCGCCGGACCTCACAGAGCAAGGCGCCCTGCGGATCGCCGCCGCATATCGCGCGGTGCAGCTGATCAGTGGGGACATCGCACGGCTGGGCGCCCGCGTCGAGGGAGGCGCGGGCGACCTGCTCGAGGGCGATCCCTCGCGCTACCACACGCAGTTCGAGTTCCGCAGGGCGATGATGGTGAACGTCCTGCTGTACGGCAACGCGTTCGCCTACGTGGCCCGCGACGGGCGAGGCCAGGCGGTCGAGCTGCAGCTGCTGCTGCCCGAAGAAATCTCGCTCGACACCACCGGCGGGACAATCCGCTATCGCCACGGCCGCATGGGGCTGATCGAGCCCGAGGAGGTCTTCCACGTGAAGGCCCTCGGCTCGGACGGCATCTGGGGCAAATCGCCGATCCGCACCGCTCGTGACTCGTTCTCGCTCGGTCAGAACCTCGCCCGTACCGGCAACGCAGTCTTCGGCAACGCCGGCGTGCCCAAGATCGCCCTGGTGCACCCGGGACCGCTCAGCCCCGAGGCACAGCAGCGGATCGCTAACTCCTACATGGAACGGCACGCGGGCGCGGACAACGCCGGCCGGCCGATCGTCCTGGCCGAGGGCATGAAGGTCGAGACGATCGGCGGCACGCTCGAGGACAGCGTGTACGTCGAGGCGTCCAACTTCACCGTCGAGGAAATCGCCCGGATCTTCGGCGTCCCCAGCCCCTACCTGAACCTCACCGGCGGACCCGGCGGGGGCATGGAAGCGCTGTTGCGGATGTACGTCGATGCGTGCCTTTCGCACTGGGCCGAACAATGGGCACAGGAATACCGCCGGAAGGTCATGGGCGGCGTCGGCCGCGTGGTCTGGGATTACGACGCCGTCGTGCGCCCGACCCTTGCCGAGACGATGGCCGCCATCCGCGCCGGCGTCGAAGCCTCGATCATCACCCGCAACGAGGCGCGTGGATGGCTCGACCTCGAGCCTGTCGCCGACGGCAACGATTTCATCCTGGCCAAGAACATGGGCGCCGGCGGCGGCACCACCAACGCCGGCGATGACACCAGCCAGACGGCGGGGAGCGTCAATGACTTCACGGGTTGAACGTCGCCTTGCCCCGGTCGCCCGCGAGGGGAACACCCTCACCGGCTACGCCGCCGTCTTCGGCGTCGACAGCCAGGAGCTTTACGGGCCGCGCGGGAAGTTCACCGAGCGGATTGACGCGCGGGCGTTCGACCGGACGCTGCTCGAGAACCCCGACGTGCTGCTGCTCTACAACCACGAGCCCGGGCAGCTGCTCGCCCGCCGCACGTCGAAGACGCTTCGCATAGCGAGCGACTCCAAGGGCCTCCGCTTCGAGGCCGACCTGCCCGACACCACCCTCGGCCGCGACGTCCGCACGCTCCTCGAGCGGGGCGACCTCGACGGCCAGATGTCTTTCGGCTTCTCGGTCCGCAAGGACGAGTGGCGGGGCAACACCAGAACACTTCTCGACGTCGACCTCGTCGAGGTGTCCGTCGTCATCCAGGCCGCCTATCCGCAGACGGAAGCGGCCCTGAGGTCAACCAACAACGACGCCCGCGTGCGACGAGCCCGCGAGCTGCAAATTCGGAGCATCGAACTATGGCAACCATGAGCATCCACCACGAGCTCGGCAGCATCGCCGCCGAGATGCGGAAGGTGAACGACAACAAGGAAGGCTGGTCGGCGGCCGAGGTGGAGGAGCGTTTCGACGCCCTCAACAAGCGGGCCGTCGAGCTCGAGCTTTCCGCCCAGGACTCGGCCCGCTGGAAGCGGATCGAGCAGCTGGCGACCAAGGCGAACGACGCCCAGCTGCGGAGCGCCCCGGCCCCGCTCGCCCGCCTCGGCGGTTCCGACGTGACCGCGACCCCGGAGTACCGGGCCGCGTTCTGGAACTACCTGCGCACCGGCAACGTCTCGGAAGTCCGGGCCATCTCGACCGGCACCACGAACATCGGCGTGCCGTCCGACATGTACAAGCAGATCATCGAGAAGCTGTACGACCCGGTCACGCTGGTCGGCCAGGTCGCCCGGGTGAGCATCGACGGGGACAAGAAGATCCCCATCGGCGGAACCCTCCCGGCCTCGAACTTCGTGACCGAGGCGGGCGCGATCACCGCGACCGATCCGGCGTTCACCGCCCAGATCACGGTCGACCCCAAGAAGGTCGTGACGCGGAACACGGTTTCCATCGAGGCCCTCGCCGACGCGGTCGGCAACCCCGACATGCAAGGTTACATCATGCGGCAGCAGGCCACGTCGATGAACATCCTGCTTGAGAAGGCAATGGTGCAGGGCGGCGTGAGCAACGCATGGACCAGCGGCCTGATGGACGCGCCGCACTCGGCCAGCCAGAAGATCACCGGAGGCGCGAAATACGCGAACCTCACCGGTGACAACCTCATCGACTGCG